GTGAAGGCGAAGGCGCGCGACCAGTTCAGGCCACGGATGGAGGCCTCCATCGCTGCCGTCGAGACGACTTGCGGGGTGTAGCCGTTGAGGCGTGCAATCTGGCCGTTGTTGGTCAGATAGAACACCGAATTGTCGAGGCGCTGGATCGTCCGCCCAGCCGCGCATCCGGACTCGATGACGCTGCCAACCTGAAGCTGAAACACCGCCGTATCCGTCGGCGCGGACGCCCACGGCTCAATGGTGCGCTCGCCGAAAATCAGGACTTCGTTGTGCGAGACGATCAAGCCTTGAATGCGGTCGGGCGAGGTTTCCGCCTGCGCCTGATTCAGCGTGTTCCACGAGGAGCCGTCTACAAGGTCAGACCAGCCCCAATAGCGCCCGAACGGCTCGACATAGACGATCCGCTGTCCAATGAAGTCCAGCGACTTCGCGCCCGGGAATGCGTCGTCGGTGATTTGGCTGAAGGCGTCCGTCATGACGCCACCGGGCTGGTTGTGCGCTCAACGGTCACGTTGCGCACCTTCGCCAGAAAGCCAGCCTTCGCACGGAAACTCACGCAGGCATGGATGCTGTAGCCATCGCCAATTGCGGCATCCGACAAGGCTTGCCGGAAGTACGCCTCGCGGGCTGTCCAATCCCCACGCTCGTAGGAACCAAGACGCGGGGGGAGAACCACGACGCCATCAGGCCCGCGAATGGCAATGCCGAGCGCGATGCCGTTCTGCGGCGACCCGCTCTGCGAGGTCGGATCGTTGCTCCACGCCTCCGCCATCATGTGGACGTAGGTGTTGTAGGCCGCGCCAGCCAGCGGGTCATCGTTGACGATGTGCGCGAACGTGCCTTCGCTTCCCGGCGTCATCGTCACTTCGCCCGCAGACACGGTGAAGGTCGGCGAGCCAGCCCCCGGTGTCGGGTACTGCGTCCAGCTCGTCAATCCAGAGGCGAAGTCGAGATTGGTCGGGGACAGCGTGGTCATCGGCGTCGAGACCTCCGCAATTTCCATTGTCACGTTGTCGAAGTCGGCCTGTACTGCCGTGCCGGATTCGGTGAATACGCGCATGACCGGGATCGCGTAGGGGATGACGTACTCGCCATTCGCCGTGATTCCGATGTCCTCAAACTTGAAGTCGAAGGTGTGGGTGATCGGGGTCGAGGACAGGTATTCAGTTGGATCGGAGCTGGACAGCAGCGTTGGAGTAGCGCCGTTGGTGCTGTATGCCACGTACATGCCGATGGCGACCTTTGCGCCGGCCACACAGGAGACGTCCGCCGTCAACGTTGCCGAGTAGCGCGGAAACGGCCACGGCGACATGCGATAGCGCGCAGGCTCGTACAGGGCATCCGACGTGCCGATGGCGTTGTAGTGCGCCATCCCGGAGACAATCGACCAGCCAGAAAGCGGGTCGCCAAGCCGATCCGTCCAGTCGTCCAAGTCGCCCGGCGAACCAAAGTCGCCGCCGTCGATCAAGTCGGTACCGAACACGGTCGGTAGCGGGATCGCAGGCTCGTCATCGTCGGGATAGCCGCCATTCGGGCCGAGACCAGTGGACGGCGTGCCGCCGCCCGGAGCGGTCGGGTTGTCGCCAGGCTCGTCTTCAGGCTCCACCGGATTACGCAGCGAGTCGTCGCGGGTGTCGTAGATGTAGCCGCTGGAGCCGTTGCCGACGACAAGCTGGTTCCCGCCCGCGACTTGGTTATGCGTCATGGACACCGGCCCCGTTCCCGGAACCGTGCCCAAGTCGTCGCTAGACCCGTCTGCGTTGAGGCGATACAGGGTCGTTCCCGAGACGATGAAGCGCGTGCCCTCAACGTCGCGAATGCCGCGAATCGGGCCAGTTCCCAGCGTGGCAATCAGCTTCAGGCCCGGCGCAGTGCGCAGCAGGACGCCAGAGCGCGTGCCCGCCATCTCTGCCTGCATCGGCAGGTAGTTCACGAGGTCTTGTTGCGACCACGGGCGCGTGGGGTCGCTGTAGCTGCCGTCTGGAAGCTGGAATGGCTGCCAGTTGTCTTTCACTGGCCCGACTCGAAGTCAAAGCGCCCGCCGTAGCTGTTCGGCGTTGGCAATTCCGAAAAATCAACCGTGCCCTGCACGAAATAGCGAAGCCGCAGGCGGTTCATCGCCTCTTCGGCGCTGCGCAACGTCAGGCCGGACAGTTCCGTGCCGTATTCCGGCGCAAGGCGGATTGCAAGCTGATAGGCAACCGCGTCGCGGTCTGCCATATCGGACGCCAGCGTGTCTGCCAGCCCCGTGACGCTGTAGTCCGGCAGGCCAATGCCCGCGACATGCCACTCAGCCAATAGGGCGTTGAGCGTCGCCAGCGCGCCTGCAAAGCCCACCGTATCCGGCAGCGGCCCATGCGTGGAGATGATGCGCAGTGCGCGCAGGATGATGCCGTTGACGGTCGTGTCAGCGGTTGCCAGCCGGTCGCGCCACAACATGCGCAGCTCATCGGCAGCAACGGTCGCAACGTCTGGCGTTACAGCGACGCCGAACTCCGGCCCGAGACGCAGCGCCAGGGAATACGACAACGCATCGTCAGCCGTTGCCGGCGTAACGAGGGAGAATGTGGGGCCGGTGGCATCTGTCCACGCAGCCAGCAAACCGGAAGCAAGCCAACGCTGGCCCAGCCGGTTCAGGACTTCGATAGCGTCCTGCATCTGGTCAGCAGGCACGGCTTCGGCGGCGTCAATGATCCCGCACAGGCGCATTGCGCGCCTGATTACGCTACTTGCAGTCGCCATCCGTAGCCTCTAAAAGAGCGGGCCATCCTTGGCCCAAAAGGAAGCGGGGCCACCAGAAGGCAGCCCCGCCGTGTCGCACTTAGTTGTTGTGGTAACGGACCGCGAGCTGCGGACGCAAGGTCTTGTAGCCGTACAGGATGTCCAGACGGCACGGGAACTTGTCGTTGTTGATGTCGTAGCCGCGAACGATGCGCATCGACAGGCCGTCGTAGACCTCACGCGCCGCCCAATCCATGCCGTCCGGCAACACGAGGTCAGCGGTCGCGAAGGCAAACGCACCCTTCTGGAACGCGAGACCCGTCTGCACTGCGGTGGACAGGGTGCCGGCGATGACGACAGCCTTGCCCGCGCCAGCGCCGACGACAACGATGTTCTGCAGCGCGCCCGAGGTGATCGGGGTCGGGGACACCGCCACCGCACCGCCACCACCCGCATATCCCGCCGTCACCACGAACTGCTGCAGACGCCCGGTGTTGACCTTGGTCTCCGGATGGGCCTCGAACACGCCCGCCACGGTGAAAACGTCGCCCTTCGCGAGGGTGCCGGTGCCGGTCGCCACAGTGATGGTGGCGGTACCCGAGGTGATGCCGGTCGAGGTGTTGACCACGTAGGCGGCGTCGCCAGCGCCACGGGTGTGCGACGGCAGCAAGGTGTTCTCACCGAAGTCCAGCCCAGCCGCGCGGCCCATCATGCCCTCGCGGTACTGCTTGGCCACCGAAGACTGATCGTTGAACAGCGTCTTGGTGTCCTTGACGATGTCCGACATCGACTGCGGGTCGAGCAAGATCGTGCGGTCGGTCGGCGGAGCCAGTGCGTTCTGCAGCTTGACGCGGCAATCGAGCGCCTTGTTGTAGGTCGCAGCAGCGCCGCCGTTCCACACGGACTGGTACACATCCTGGTACATGTTGAGCGCGTCGGCTTCGATGTTCGCAGCGAGGACGGCCATCGCCGGCTCGATGATGCGCTTGCTGAAGTCGTCCAGCGACAGGGTCAGGTCAACCGAGGTGAAGTTGAGATCGACGCCCTTCTGGGTGGCGACCTGCAGCGTCACGCTGGATTCCGTGGTGTCCTGGGTCGCCAACGTTGCGCCGGAGCGAACGGTGTACTGGTTCGGCAGGCGGATCTTCAGGGAGTCGCCGATCTTCGCGCCGGACTTGGCATACGAGTCGTCGTAGTCGCGGGTGATGTTGCCCACGAAGTTAAGCTTCTGGTGCAGGATTCGCAGGCTCTCGCGAGTGACTGCGGTCGGGGTGAGTAGGGTATTTGCCATGAGTTAGCGGCCTCCATGCCGCTTAGTGCTGATTACGCTCTCGCATCCAGTCTTCGATGGACTGGCCGTCATTCGCTCCGCGAGGAGCAACCGACGCGCCAGTCACAACAGGGGCCGGTGCCGGCGCTGCTGAGACGGGTTTGTGTTTTGGTGCGCTGACCTTGGCCTCCAGCCTTGCGACAGCAGCGGCAGCGAGATGCGGCGGCAACCGGGAAATGTTCGCGGCTTCGTCCAGGTGATTGCCGAGGTAGTGGGCAACCGCTGGGCCGTGATCCGAGGTGGCGATGACCTCAAACAGCATGGGGTTCGGCCCCATGACGCTTGCGAGTGCTTCCGCCGCCTCCGGATAGTCCGGGTGCGTGACCGCGTATTCCGCCTCTCGGGTATTTAGTTGTTGCGCGAGGGACTGGAAACGCTGCTGTTCTTGCTGCTGTGTTGCCGTCTGACGTTCAGTGGCGATGTAGTTCCGGGCCTCTTCGCGGGCAATGTGTGCGAAGTAGGCTTGCGGGTCTTCGTTGAAGTCTGGCGGTGGAGCCTGCGTGGCACGGTCGAACTGTTCGCGTAGCTGCTTGAACTCCTGTTCCAGCGAGGTGCGCGCGCGTTGTTCGTCGTGGTAACGCTTGGTCAGTTCATTGATGCGCTTCTGGACGAATCGGCCCTTTTCATCACGGGCTTGGTCGTCCTCTTGCGCTTGTTCCGCTGGCGCCGATTCCTGCGGGTTGGCCTGTGTCTGTTCCTGCGCGGGTGCAGTGTTTTCAACAGGTGCGGCAATAGCGCCCGTCTGGGCGGTTTCAACATCACTCATGCGTCATCCTTGACGAAATAGCCCAGCTACCGGCTGGTGCGGTGTTGCGCGGCGCTTACTCCGTGTAAACGCCGAATGACCCTTCCTCGCGGATCACCCGGAACGTGCCGGGACCGGAGATAACGGTCTGTTTGATGCGGTGATCCAGCTCAACTTCTTTGTTGTCAGTGCCGGGCGTGTCGATGAAAACGACAGCACGCGAACCGGGCTGCACCGTGCCGGACGACACGAATAGGCCGACGGTCACGCTAGAGCCAGATGCAACCGTGATATCCGAAGAGGTCGCGCGGGTGTCGCCCGACGCCAGTACCGTTGCCTGTGCCATCTCTTACTCCGTGGGTGTGGTTTGCGCGGCCATGACTTGCTGGTGCGCCTGTTCTGCGGCCTGCGCGCTCTGCGACTGCTCAGCGTTGGCCTGCGCCATCGTCATGTCGTGCTGCCTGCTGGCCTCGCCTTCGTGAACTTGGTGTTCAAGCCCCGCTGCCTTGATCGCGTTGGCATCATTGGTGGCGCTCGACTTCTGCAGGACGGCGATGCGGTTGGTCTCAGCCTCAAACCACGCAAGCTCCCGATCCTTGTCCGCGTTGATCTCGCGAAGGATCGCGTCGTCCTTGCTCTGGGCCTTGGCTTGAAGCTGCGAGACCTCCTGCTGGATGGCCTGCATATGCTCCTGCGCCTGTTGCTCCATCTGCTGGATCTGGGCCTTCAACTGCATGACAGCCGGGGACTCGTCCTCACTGTTGAGCATCTGCTGGATCTGCGGCGGCAACAGCATCTTCAGGCGCTCAGCGGCCTCGTCTGCACCTGGGAAGTCCGAAGCCTTCATCACGAGGTCAGCGGTGGCCTGCTGCACCATCGGGTTGCCTTGGCCAAGCTGCGTAAGCGCGTCCACGAACTCCATGCGCATCGTGTCGTAGTTCGGGCCGACCGAGATCGACACGTCGTACTTGCCAATGCTCAGGTCGTTAGCCTTGCTGCCGTCCGGCGCTTCCTCGTAGAGGTTCACCATCTTCTCGCTGCCGTCCTTGCCCAAGACCCGCATGGCCCGCTGCGTGTCGTACACCTTGGGGAAGGCAGGCAAGAGGATCTCGCCAGTCGATTGGATGCCGAAATTGAGCGCATCCTGATAGTCGAACGTGGCGGTGTCGCCCTCGTTCTGGCGGGCGGTGATCGCCTTGCCGCTGGTCTCGTTCGAGCGAGCGCCAAGCGAGGCGTCATAGATGCCCGTCGCCATCTTCACCATGTCGATGGACATCTGACCCATCTGCACGAAACTAGCGTGCACCGATGGCGGCTGCAGGAAGTAAGGGCCGCCAGGCATCGCATGGTCAGGCGTGATCGGCAGATAGGGGATGTCTACCGAGTTGGAGGCGTCCCACATCTTTTTGACGCCATCACCCTCCAGCATCTTCGCCGTGACAATCGGCAGCGCCTTGTGTTGCTTGGCGAGCGCTTCCTGCCCGGTAGTGATGTTGTAGTTCGCGAGCTTCTGCGGGTCGCGCGCCGGGCGCGTCATCCCGCACCAGTACCACTTGCCCTCAATGAAGTGGCGGTTGGCATACACGGTAATGATCGGCAGGCGGTCAAATACCACGTCATGCGGGCCGTCGATTTCCTCGACGCCAGAGCAAATGGACGAAACCACCTTGTAGGTGTCGAACTCGCGTTGCTTCTTAACCGTGATGCCCTGCTGCTGAAGCTGCGCCGCTAGCTCCGCCGTGATCTCGTTGGCGTCGATGGAACGCCCATCGGACAGCAGGACTAGTGTTTTCTTGATCGGCTTCTTTCGCAGGTATTCGACAACGCGCACGTTCTTGTCGCTGAACCATGCCCCCATGCCGCGCTGGGCCGAGGACTCGAAGCTAACGCAGTCGGCGTCCGGATACTTGTCCTTGAACGCCTCCCGGCTCATCGTGTCCTCGATGAACCCGAACATGGCGTCGCGGCTGTCCGGCGACTTGGCGTCAGGGTCAACCCACACAGAGTTGAGCGGGTCAACGATGGACTCAATGACCAAGTCCTGATCCCACGCATCCTCCGTGCTGTAGGCGGTCTTGACGCGCCAAGCTCCGAAGCCTGTAGCCGTCAGCAGCTCGAAGGCGGAGTCATACGCACGCTCTGCGTTTGACCGGCTCTCGATGTTCCGCAGCAAGCCTTGCCTCAGCTCGGCACCCTTCGCGTCCCCGTTCTCGACAGGGCGCACCTTGATACCTGGGCGAGCCTTCTTCTGATCGTTGACCACCTGACGCCAGTTGCTGCGCAGGATCGGAATCTCGTAGCACGGGCGATTCTTGCGCGCCTTCTTCTGGGCGTCATCCCACTGATTGCCGGGAACGGCAACAAACTTGAAGTCGCTGATTGCCAGCCTGCGGTTCTCGATCTCCGCCTCGACTGCGCGGTCGTACCGATCCCGCATTTCCTTCATAGGATCGGCGTCCGGGCCATCCTTGGCCCTATTGCGTTTTTCCTTCACGCGAACTCCGAGGTGAAAGCGGACATGTCGAACTTGATTGCCTGCGGCCTGCTGCGATCCACGCTCATCGCGAGATAGCGGAAGGCGTCTGCGCCGTGGCTCGCCCAGTCGTGCAATGGCGTAGGCTTGAACTGCCCCAGCTTCTCCGCGTATTCGCGGCGGTAATTCATGAGCGAGTCCAGCCCATCGCGGCACTTGGCCTCATCGAACCAGCAGCGGCTAAACAACATGCGCGCCGCGTTAATCCCCTGCTCCACGTCCTCACGAGGCAAGACCTCCATCTGGAAGCCCTGCTCCTGCGCTACCTGCGTCATCGTGTTAGCCGTCCAGCGCTCGCGCGCCTCGGCGTCATGCGGGACGTAGTGCTGCCCGTAGTCGTAGCCCTTGCCGCGAACCACTGACAGGTAATGCGTGATCGGCTGCCCACGGTTGGCGTAGTAGTCGATCAGACGAATCTCTTTGCCGATGGCCTGCCAGAACCAAATGCAGGTGTCGTCGCCTACGCCCAAGTCCCAAGCGGTATGCACGATGGCCGCCCTGTCTAGCGGCACCGAACATATACGGCCTTCCGTGGCCGCCTCTGCCAGTTCCTTGGCGTAAATTGCACCCAGCGCTGGCACATCGAACGCGCATTCAAACTCTTGCGCGTACTGCTCAGGCGTCATTTGCTTACGGGCGTCGTCAAGCTCTAGCGGGTCAACGATGCCTGTCTCACTGGCCCGTAAGCGCTGGTAGAACCATGTCTCCGGCGACTCCTGCGCCTGTACCGCGAGCGCATGGAAGTGATTCTTCCCCTTTGGCGTGCCGATGAAGCTGGCCCAACCCTTACGGTCGGCAAGCAGGGGCCGGATGATCTCGCCCCACACGCTTGGCCGCATGTCGCCGTATTCGTCCAGAACAACGCCGTCCAGGTACAGGCCGCGCAGGGCGTCGGGGTTGTCAGCGCCAAACAGGCGGATGCGTGCCCCGTTGACCAGCTCAACCGTTAGCTCAGACTCCATCGGCGGGCGAGCCAGCAATGGCCGCGCATACCGCTTCAGGTAGTCCCACGCGATTGCCTTGGCCTGCGCGTAGTACGGCGCGATGTAGGCAAAGCGTGCGTCAGGCTTGTCGCAAGTGACGGCCTGCTTAACTAGCTCGTTAATCTCCCGAACCGTCTTGCCGAATCGCCGATGCGCAACAGTGCAGGCCCAGCGTTGCGTTCTGTCGTGGTAGGCAACTGACTGCGGCCTTGGCCGGTAGTCGATCGTTACTTCAGCCACGTGACCGTCAGCGGCTTGTCAGGGTCGCCGCCTTCAACGGACAGCGGCAGCACGCGGCCTAGCAGCGACATGAACGCCTGCGGGTGGCTGTCAGCCTTATCGACCAGATACTTGACGCCGCCCTTCTTATCCAGAGCAGCGAGGATCATCTCCCGCAGTTGCTTATTGTTCCCGTCAAGCGCGCCCTTTGGCCTGCCTGCGCCCTCTCGTTTGCCGCCGCTTGCCATTTGATTTATTTGATTCTTTATCAGGATTCAATCTGGCGAACAGCCTTCAACACCTCGCCGCTAGCCAGCGTGACCGTGTTGGTCAGGCAGCCGCTGCAAGTCGGGGTCAGCAGGCATGTCGCAGTCGTGCCGCTCAGTGCGACGCTGCCAAACGTGGCGCTGCCGCTGAACTCCCAAGCGCTGCCGCTCACGGTCGTCCCGCGAGACTCAGCCTCGGCGGCCCACTTGTTGGTGACCTTGATCGTTTCGCCGGATGCGGCGCTTAGGGACTTCAGGCGCTTCACGTCTCAGCCCTTGTCGAAGTGAATCAGCCGGCAGGCATTGCACACGTTCGCCGCAGCCCGCTTGGCATCACGCTCGCGGGTATGCGCCTCACCCGAGGCAATGACCTTGTTGTTGCCGGCCAGTAGACGCCAGCGCCAGCCGTCTTTGGCTTGGTACACGTCGAAGCGGGGTTTCACTTGCGCTCACTCCGGATGAAGTCCTGCAACCCGATCACCTGGGCGTCGCACTGTTCGGCTGCACCAACAATTCGGCCCGCACTTTCGTTGCGGTCGATGGCGGATGCATCAGGTTCGCCGGAGGCGTCGGCAGTGCCGGGCACACGACGGGTTTCACAGCCACGCCAGCGGTCTTGCAGCCGGCTAACGCCAGCACGCAAGTCAGCAGCAACCCGATCACCTGCAGCTTTCGCATCGTCCCTCCCTTTCTCGTAAGCGGCGGCCACTTCGTTCGCGGCCCTTGCCCTGTCCTGTTCCTGCTGCCGCGCTGCCTCGCTCGCCACGACCTGAGCCGCAGCCAGTGCCGCCTGATCCTTGGCAACCTGCAGCGACATATCCGCAATGGCGTCCTGCGCCCTATCCAGCCGCCATGTCTGCGCGCCTGCCAGCAGCAGGGCCAGCAAAGCGATGCCGGCGAATACGGTGGCGCGGAGGCCGCCTAGCAGGGCGATGATTGCGGTCACGGCTCAACACGCCCTGGCGACATCGGCGACGGGCCGGGAACGTCGATACCGTGCCGCCTCAACTCGCCTTGCAGCCCAACCACGTACAGTTCCAACACGTGAACCTTGTCCTCGGCCAGTCGGCGCTTGCCGCGCTCTTCGTCCAAGCCAGCCTCCAGCGTGGTCAGCCGGGCTTCCTGTGCGGCGATGCGCTCCCCAAGCTGGACAACAAGCTGCTCACTTGCCTTGCCCTCGCTGGTGAACACGCGCTGCCACACCATCTGCGCGAGCCATGCCAGCCCGCCGCCGCCCATTGCGTAATAGACCTCTGACTCCATCAAGCGCCCCCTAGAGCGGCCATTGCGCGCTCGTAGCGCATTAATCGGTCGTCGTAGCCGTTCAGGCCGCCATTGATCGCCTTGGTTAAGGCTTTGAACTTCACCCCGCCGTCGGGCAGGAAGTATTGAGACAGCTTGCGGTCAAGCCAGTAGTCTGCCGCGCTCAGGGCCGCCCATTGCGGCGATTCCAGCGCTTCCGGTGTCGCAGCGAAGTCAGGTGCCGCCAGCCTGCGAAGCCGGGCAGCAATGCGCGTGTAGTTCGCCCTGCCGGTAATCTGAATCAAGCCGCGACCCCGATAGCGGGATCCGTCCCCTGGTTGCGTGTTGCCCAAGTCAAGCCGGCCTTCGTAGCGCTTCTGCGCAGGCGTCGGCCCCCATATCTCGCGGACGTGCTGGAAGCTGCCGGACTCGTGCCCAACCTGCGCCAGAAAGCCCGCCGTTTCGTTCCGCGACTTGATCCCGGCGTACTTCAGAGCCAGCGAGACAGGCTCGGCCCAACGCATTGCGCGCGACATGGGGATGCCAGCAGCGTTAGCCAGCGCTCCGTAGTCCATTGCCGCTCCGAATAGAACCCCTGCCAACTGACAGGAAAGCAGGGGCACCGCGTCCGGCTCGACGGGGAGGGAGGCCGGAATCGGGGTTTGGTTGTAAGAGGCCGGGGTTATGCGGTTGCCTTGCAGCAATCCCGCCCAGCCTTGTTGTAAATGCCCGCCTCCGTCCAGACGTTGGTCATTGACGAGGATGCCGAGGGGCGGTCTGCGGGCGGGCAAACGAAAAACCCGGCACTTGGCCGGGTCGTAGCGGGCAGTTCCCCCACCATGCGCCCTTTTTAGGGGCTAGCTTGCGCACCTGTCAAGCGGCTCGTGCAAGTCCGATTAGAGCGCCACGAACGGTAGCCAATCCGATCTCATGGAGGCTCATGTACTGGCGCAGTTTGACCAGCCGCTGGCCCGAGGTCGCCAGCAGCAAGTTTGCCGTTTCCAGCCGTTCGACCTTCCTGCGTCCGCTGCCGCAGTAGTACGCCCTCAGCACGCACGCAATGGGCAGTTGGTCGCGGGCTATGTCGGCCACCACGTCCTCGATGCGCTGCGCCCGCAGATCGGTTTCCAGCGGCTTGTAGCCCGTGTTCGGTGGCGGCATTTCGCCCCGGTGGTCGATCAGCACCTGCAGCATGTTTTTGCTGCAATGCCCGAGGTACTCAAAGTCCCGCCGTAGCGCGAACTCTGTCCCCCAATGGTCAAGCTCGCGCCGTACGTACTCGCCGAAGGTGTCAACCTGCCCCATTGCTCGCCCCCTGAATCTCGCTCGCCAGCCAATCCGGATCCGCCCGCTTGGTGAATGTCGCAATCCACCCGTCAGGCTCGACCCGGCGCTTGACCCGACTCACCAGCACTTTCTGGCGCGGGCCTAGGTGCAGCGCGAACTTGGTTTGCGGCGCATCGTTCGCCTCGTCGGCCCAATGGATGGCTCGAGTTGCGATTTCCTGCGGCGTGGATAGGCCGATGGTGCCGACACTGACCGTCATTGCTGTTCCCCCTTGGGTTCGTCGGAATCGTTCAGAAGTTCCAAGATCAGCCCCGCGTGGAACTGCGACATATGCACGGCGGATCGGCGCTGCTCGGCCAGCGATAGGGCTTCGCGGAGGTCGCCGGCTAGGCGCTTGCGTTCTTCGGTGGTCATTCGCCCAGCCTCCGAATCTCGATGTAGCAGCCTGGCGACCGCAGCGCGTTCAAGTCCTCGCCGGGGAACACCTTCGCGGCGCGGGCATAGGCCACGATCCGCGCGTCGTCTGCGATAAGGCCGGCATCGGTCAGTGCGTCCTCAGTTGAGCGAATCAGCTTCGACAGGTCGGGTTTCTTGTCCGGCCACGTCTGCCGCCTCTTGGGCGCGCTCGCAGGCTTTGGCAGGGTGAACACCATCACGGCGACCAGCGGGCCGTCGAGCGCCGCCCAGCCGTCGAAGCCGGCCATTGCTTCGCGGGCCGCCCACTTCACCGCTTCCCGCCACGGCTTGACCTTGGCGCTGGACTCGATCATCCGCCCGCCGCCTACGTGCCGCTTGCTGCCCTGCGGGCCGGGGACCCCATAGACGCTGAAGGC